CCAAGGACGCCGCTGAGGCGGCGCAGTCTGCCGCAGAGGATGCTGCCGACAGAGCGGAGCAAGCGGCGGCGGGGGTGGAATATCCGGTTTCATATGCACCACAAACGCTTAATTCTTCTGAACAGGCGCAGGCGCGGGCCAACATTGGCGTCGTCTTGCAGTCGTCCGCCACGGACACGACTGCTGGGCGCGTCCTGACGGTCGGCGCATTTGGCATTGGTGCGCAGTGCATAGGGGTCGAAACTGATCTCAATAATTACAACGTGCCCGGCTCCTACATCACGCCTTCATCCGGGGTGACCAACCTCCCAGCCGGGTGGCCGCAGGGGCGGCACATCCTCATTGTCAGCGGCGGCACGAGTTATACGCTCCAAATCATTGCCAAGGCCGGTGGCGGGAACACAGGGCAATTCGCCTATCGCGTATGGAGCGGAACGGCTTGGGGTGATTGGAGGGGAGTGCTTTCTTCCGGCGGGGCCATGCCAGTCGGCTCCACCTACATTCAGATGCCGGGGGAGGCCACACCGTCCAGCCTTTTCGGCGGCACATGGTCCCTCCTGTTCAACAACGAGGGAATTTTCTTCCGCACGGAAGGGGGGAATGCGTTGTCGTTCGGCGGCGGCATTCAGGCGGACGAGATAAAGAGCCACACGCATTCAGGTTCTACGAACTCAGCAGGAGCGCATACCCATAATAGTGGAGTTTCCACCGGTAGCGGGACTGGCTCAGAGGTCACTGCTTTCCAGAGAAGCAATTATCGTAGCTCGTCACCAGTAACTACTGGTTCCTCAGGCGCTCATAGTCACACCTTATCCATCAACGCCACGGGCGGGGCGGAGACGCGGCCTCGCAACCGCACTGTGCGGGTTTGGAAGCGCACGGCATAATTGGAGAAAACCATGCTGCTTGCGAAAGTCGAAAACAACATCATTGTCGAACTGATAGACACTGACTCGCCTGAACTGTTCCCGGATTACATCGAAGTCCCGGAGCATTTGCCGTCGAACGCTGACCTCCGCTTCTACCATGAGGACTTCACGCCCAAGACCACGGAAGAACTTATCGCGGAGGGGCTGATTGAGCCGGAACCGGAGCCTGAGCCTGAACCGAATGAACCCGAACCAGAGCCGGAGCCGGAAGGACTGCCGCCCCTCACGGCCCGCCAGATACGGCTTGGCCTTGTCACCAATGGGGTATCGCTTTCGCAGGTAGAGGCGGCCATCGCGGCTATAGAAGACCCTCAGAGCAAGGCTATTGCGGAGATTGAATGGGAGTATGCTTCGCAATTCGAGCGTGACCATCCGCTAATTGAGCAGATTGGTGCATACTTATCACTCTCCCCGGAGCAGATCGACGCCATGTGGGAACAGGCCTTGACACTGTGAGGATGTAATGAACGATGAAATCCTCATCGCCCTGGGCCGGGTGGAAGGGAAGGTGGACACCATTGGTTCCACCCTCGGAAGCCATCTGGCCCGCATCGAGCGGCTGGAAGACCGCCAGACGGCCACGGAGAACATGGTCAGCGGTCTCGTGGCGAAGAGCAACAGCAACCTCAACTGGATTACCCAACTGTTGACGGCCTCTGGCGTCCTCGTGGCGCTGGGGGCAATCTTCTACGAAAGGTTGCCTATATGAGTGACCTAAAGAAGACTCTGGAAAGTCTCCACAACGAGCTTGCCGAAACGCTCCTGGCGAAGATCAGAAGCGGGGAGGCCACAGCCTCTGACCTGAGTGTCGCCCGCCAGTTCCTCAAGGACAACGGTATCGACGGTACGCGCAAGCCCAACAGCCCCATCGACAATCTAGCCAATGAAATCCCGTTCACTGAAACGGACGATGGCGAAGAGATCGCGGGATACCTTCCCAACTAATTAGGCCCACAGCGCCACATAATTGGCCGTACAGAGCCATCCGGGGGTGGATAGGTGTTACCTATCTGCCCCTTTTTTTCGCGCCTGTGGAGCCTCCTAGAGGCCCTAATGACTGAGAAACTGAAATCCTCAACCTCTCTCAGCCCCATCCTCTCCGACTTCCGAAACTTCCTCTACCTCGTCTGGCGACACCTGAACCTCCCGGAACCTACGGAGGTCCAGTACGACATCGCCATCTACCTCCAGAAGGGGCCGAAGCGCTCCGTCATCGAGGCGTTCCGAGGGGTAGGCAAAAGCTGGGTGACATCTGCCTTCGTCTGCTGGCTGCTGCTGAACAACCCGCAACTGAACATCCTCGTGGTCTCCGCATCGAAGGACCGTGCGGATGCTTTCTCGACGTTCACGAAGAGACTTATCGCGGAGATGCCCATCCTGGCTCATCTGAGGCCCAGGAAGGGACAGCGGGACTCCAACATCGCCTTCGACGTAGGCCCTGCTCGTGCCTCGCACTCACCTTCGGTGAAGTCGGTTGGTATCACCGGCCAGATCACTGGCTCCCGTGCTGACGTTATCATCGCGGATGACGTGGAGAGCCTGAACAACTCCATGACGCAGACCATGCGCGATCAGCTTGCCGAGCGCATCAAGGAGTTCGATGCCGTTCTCAAGCCGGGTGGCCGCATTATCTACCTCGGCACCCCGCAGACCGAGATGTCGATCTACAACCTTCTCCCGGAGCGTGGATACGAAATCCGGGTCTGGCCTGCCCGCATCCCGGACAACCCGGACAAGTACATGGGCCGCCTAGCTCCGTATGTCATGCGGATGATCGAGAACGGAGCCAAGCCAGGAGACCCGGTGGACCCTCAGCGGTTCCATCAGACCGACCTCCTGGAGCGTGAGGCGTCCTATGGCCGCTCCGGCTTCGCCCTCCAGTTCATGCTCGACACCAGCCTGAGCGATGCCGACCGTTATCCGCTCAAGCTCCGTGATCTCATCGTCACTCACCTGGACCCGCGTATGGCTCCGACCAAGATGGTCTGGTGCAACGACCCGGAGAAGCGGCACGAGGACTTGCCTCTGGTTGGCCTCCAGGGCGACCATTACTACCGGCCCATGTGGGTTGCGAACGAGATGGCCGAGTACACCGGCTCAGTCATGGCAATCGACCCGGCAGGTAGGGGCGCTGACGAGACGGCCTATGCGGTCGTCAAGATACTCCACGGCAACCTCTTCGTGACCGCCTCTGGCGGCTTTAAGGACGGCTATGGGGAGAAGACCCTCCAGGCATTGGCAACCATCGGTGCCATGCAGAACGTTAACCGGGTGATCGTGGAGGCGAACTTCGGTGACGGTATGTTCACCCAGCTTCTTAAGCCAGTGTTCGCCAGGGTCCATCCTGTGACCATCGAAGAAGTCAAGCACAGCCAGCAGAAGGAGCGCCGCATCTGCGACACTCTGGAACCGCTGATGAACCAGCACCGGCTGATCTTCGACCATGCGGTCATCAAGCAGGACTATGAGCGAACGGACGACCCGAAGTTCCAACTCATGTACCAGCTATCCCGCATCACCCGTGATCGAGGCTCCCTGGCGCATGATGACCGCCTCGATGTCCTGGCAATCGCGGTCGCCTATTGGGTGGAGCACATGAGCCGGGACACTGCCCGCGCCCATGAAGAACACTTGGAAGAGCTTCGAGAGCGCGAGTACGAGAAGTTCATCGAGGACTTCCACCGCCAGTTCGGCACCGAGCGCCCCTCGGATAGCTGGATTTACGACTGACGATCTCTGCCAGGAGCTACTAGAGATAGTGGCTTCTGGCTTTTTTTGACCACTAGGGATGGTGTGTCAATTACCCCCCACAATAGGAGGGAGGCCCTATCCCCCAGGGTTGCCTAAGGTTATATATCTTATGTCTTGTCTTTAGGTATGCCTTTAGCCTGCCTAGGATTTCATAAGGTAGGGCATAAGGCTTGGCCTAGGCTTGGTAGGAGGGGTTGTCCATCCTCATCATCATTCCTATCATTCCTCCCCCATCCCTCCACCTTTGAGATACTGACCATGAAGCAGACCATCGTTTCCTGGCTCAAGCATGACTCCGGCAATGGACCTCGCTGGGTTTTCATCCTCATTGGCCTCGCGATCTTCTACGTGTTGTTCATCGGTGAACGACCGTGGACCCCGGACTATCCCGTCCGTCGCTGATGGCCTCCCCTCCTGGGTATTCGCTTCCGCTCATACCCAGGAGTGTCAAGCCACAGGGATGGCCTAGGATTGGCATCTAGCTCCGACCTAGGGATAACCCCTTGCTGACCTCTAGCGCCCGTCCTGGAGCCTCCTAGGTGCCTTTCCTGGGGCGTTCTTAGGTCGTCCTGGGGGTCGGGCTATTTTACCGAAAAAATTCGAGGCCCCAATCGGATTAGAAGCATCTCGC